TTAAAATCTGGTAAATGGCATGTTTCAAACCCTTGGACGCCTGGAGAACACCAACCGGGCAAATAGTATTCTATGATAGCCCGGGAACTAAATATCAACAAATCCCATGCGGACAGTGTATAGGCTGCCGCATGCAAAGATCACAAGAATGGGCAATGCGATGTGTACACGAAGCTAGCCTTCATTCAGAAAACTGCTTCATAACACTCACGTACAATTCCGAAAATCTACCACCAGACGGTGGACTAAGAAAAAAGCACTTCCAGAAATTCATGCGCAGGCTAAGGGCGCATTTAAAACCGAAAAAAGTAAAATTCTATATGTGTGGTGAATATGGAGAAAAAAACAATCGTCCCCATTATCACGCTATTATCTTCGGTCATGATTTCACAGATCGGGTGTTCTACGGAACGTCTCCAGCAGGATACGATCTATACATGTCCCCAACACTAGAAAAAATATGGAATCATGGATTCGTCCAGGTAGGTGATGTTACATTTGAATCAGCGGCTTATGTAGCACGATATATAATGAAAAAAGTGACAGGAAAAGCACAAGATCAGGTAGATCCGGACACAGGTTTAAAACCCTATGAGAGATATAATAGCTTTACTGGAGAAATTCATCAGGTCTTGCCAGAATACACCAATATGTCTCGTGGTGGTTCTAATGGTACTGGCATTGCTCACAACTGGATTACACGTTATTACGGAGATTGTTACCCCAAAGACTATTTGCACGTCAATGGAAAACCCAGAAAGATCCCCAGGTACTATGATAAAGTAATGGAAAAGATCGATATAGATAAACTAGATAGTGTACAAGCAGAACGCGCACTAAAAGGATACGAATCGCCAGATAATACGCCTGAGCGTCTGGCAGTTCGTCACAATGTAGCACAGGCAAAACACAGTAACCTAAAAAGGAGTCTCTAATGAATAAAGTAATTATTTCAGTAAAAGATACAGTAGCGGAGATATTCAATGATCCACGTGTCGAAATTAATGCAGCAAGTGCTATTAGAGCATTTACACATTCAATCGAAGACAATAAAAACAAAGATGATTTCACTATGTATCTACTTGGAGAATTCAACCCACTCAACGGAGAAATCACACCTTGTGACCCTGTTAAAATCTATTCAGGACACGACGTATCAGCAAACACAGAAATAAAAGCTGTAGGATAAATAATAAAGGGCAAGGATGCCCTAATATCACTGGAGAAAAAAAATGCAATCAGTAATGCAGCATGCCTTTGCAACAACACCAAATATCGATGCACCAAGATCGAAATTCAATCGAACATTCGGTCATAAATTCACAATGGATGCCGGCTGGCTGATTCCATATTATTGTGATTTTGTTTTGCCTGGCGACACCTTCAATATGCAGTCAACCATATTCGCAAGGATGGCAACACCGCTATTTCCGATTATGGACAATCTTTATGTAGACACTCATTTCTTCTTCGTACCAAATCGAATTATATGGGATAACTGGCGTAAATTCTGCGGTGAACAAACAGATCCAGGTGATTCAATAGATTATACAATACCAATCGGTGCAGGTACCGCGACAAGTGATTGTGACGCGTCACTAAGTGGTTCTCCTACAGCAACTTTAAAGTCAAAGGCACTAATGAATTATTTAGGTGTTCCGGATGGTATAGCTGCAAATGATGTAGATATTAACTGGCTACCATTCAGATCTTATAATCTCATTTATAATGAATGGTTTAGAGATCAAAATATAATTGATTCCGTAACTGTAGATAAAGATGATGGTCCAGATACTAGTATAAATTATTACTTACATAGAAGGGGTAAACGACACGATTATTTTACATCAGCACTCCCATGGCCACAAAAAGGCGATGCTGTAACACTACCATTAGGAACACGAGCTGATATACATGTAAACGGTACATCAGGAACAGACGATCAATTAAGTATATGGAACGATAGTGCAGGTGCATCACCAGGTAGTAACAGATTAATAAATTCAAATGGAGTAATAGCAGTCACAAGTGCAACTTCTGGTGATGCTGATGAGCTGCTATATGCAGATTTAACTAATGCAACAGCTTCAACTATTAATGATTTAAGAGAAGCATTCCAGGTTCAAAAACTATTAGAAAGAGATGCTCGAGCAGGAACACGTTATCCAGAAATTATAAGAAATCACTTCGGAGTATCATTCTATGATGCAAGTTACCGCCCGGAGTATTTAGGCGGAGGTAGTTCACCAATAAACATTTCACCTGTAGTTCAGCAGGCACCAACAACACCAGGAACTTCATTAGGTGTAGGAGACCTGTCAGGATATGGAACATTCACAATCAAAGGACACGGATTCAATAAGTCATTCCATGAACATGGCATAGTAATGGGTCTTATATCAGTACGAATGGACCTAACATATCAGGAAGGATTAAATAGACACTTATCACATTCAACTAGATACGATATATATTGGCCCTCGTTGGCACATTTAGGTGAACAGGCAATTCTCAATAAGGAAATCTATTGCGATGGGTCAGCAAACGATGATCTGGTATTCGGTTATATTCCAAGATACGATGAGTATCGTTACAAACCATCACAAATATCAGGATTATTTCAAAATGCAGCTGCGGCTTCATTAGAAGCATGGCATTTATCACAACACTTCGGATCATTACCATCATTAAGTCAGTCATTTATAGAAGAAGACGGACTAACATCATCAGTATTAGATAGGTGTATACAGGTATCGTCAGAGCCGCACTTCATAGTAGATACGTTTAATCAACTTATATGTGCAAGACCTATGCCAGTATTTGGTGTCCCAGGCATGATAGACCATTTTTAGGAGAAAATTATGGGAATTAGTCTTAACCCGTTTACAGGATTTGGTTTATTAGAAACTGGCCTTGAATATTTAGGAGATAAAAATCTACAGAATGATTCTCAGGAACACTCTGCACAGATGTTTGGAATGCAAAGCCAGCATGATAAGGATATGTTCGGTCTGGAAAGTAAATTCGTACAGTCATCTGCAAAAGATCAATATAATAGGCAGCGGGCTTTACTACAAGACTCACCAGGATTACAGATGCAAGGATTAAAATCAGCAGGACTCAATCCAATATTAGCAGCCACCGGAGGGTTTAAATCCCCGGCTGGCGGAGCTATGCCAATACCACATGCAAGTGCAAAATCAAGTGCAAAAGGCGATTCAACGTCATCATCTAGTCTTAGTAGACCGGCGTTAGCATCAGCACATTTGATGAAAAAACAGGCAGACCTAGTAGAATCACAAAAGAATAAAACAGATGCAGAAACTAGAAGAATACAGAGTGAACAGCCTAAAAAGGATTTCTTTCAATTCTTTTGGAAAGTATACAATGGAACTATTCAACAGTTTGATAAAGCATTTAAAGAGTGGTCTGAATCAAATAAACAATGGATGGGAGATTTCATGGACAAATATGGTTTGTCCTGGCAATCTGTAAAGGACGATTTTAGACAATATGTCATAGATGCACCACCTGGTAAAAATCCGGTAAGTGGTGGTCAAGGTAGAAAAAAACGACGAGGAAAATAATATGTTTAGAAAATATGATATAGATGGTAATCAATTAGGTATAGACCAGGGTGGTCATGTATTCGAAGAAACAAAAACAGAGCAAAGCCACAAATCAGAGGTAGATATTAATAATATAGTGGCCAGGCATGGCACGGAACTTATCGCAAAAGTAGCATCACTACAGCAATTTACATATGATGATGTAACAGGAAACGACTTTCAGGAGTCATTGAATGCGATAATAAAAGCAAAAGAATCATTTTCACTAGTACCATCACAAATAAGGAGAGAATTCGACAACGACCCAGCAAAATTTATGGATTTCATACATAATCCGGATAATAAAGATCAACTGGTAACCTGGGGGTTAATGGAGCCAGAACAGGTAATTCAACCTATGCATGTAATAGTTGATAACCCACCACCTGTGGAGACTCCGCCGGTAGAGCCGGCGCCATAGTAGAAGGGGCCCTTTCGGGCCCCTTTTTTAATCACTTTCGTCAAAATCTTCTAATTTATCATAGGCTTCCATCAATCTAATTGAGTGCCTATATCTATGTCTAGCGACTCTTAAACGATCGCGTTCTTTTTGAGCAATAATAATTTGCTCTTCAATTAAAGCCAGACGGCGTTTGAGTTCTTCAAGCGTTAGCATTGGTATTTCTCCTGTTCACAACGGTTAATCCAATATTCAGCTTCTTCAAGGCTATTAATAGCCATAATCCAATCACATTCAACACCTAACATTTCACCAAGCCAGCATTGAGCCTTCCACCAGGCTTCATCATCATTCTTAGCGGGTATCACTGATACCGCATTAGATTCATCTTCTTTATAATATCCAATAGCATATAGTTTCATGGTTTAAGTCCTCTTAAGTAAGGAATGTGTAACTACATTCCATAAATAAATAGTAACATAACGTTACGTAAAAAGCAAGGAAAAAAGCGTATTAATTAGGTACGACAATTTAAATCGCTATAATCATACCTTGCAAAACAAAAAGAGGGCAGGAGCCCGATAAGGTCACATGGAAGTGACCGCAAAACGCGGCGAGTAGCCGCAAAAAATCAAAACTCCCGAGAGGGTGACATCTATTACAGATGTCACGGCACAGTACATACACTTGTTCCTAACTGTGCCGACTGGTCGTTGACAAACGATCAGTCAAGGAGTATCGTTAGATACAAAAGAGGAGCAAGTCATGCGACGTTACAAAATGGGTAAACGCAACAGTAAAAAGTCATTCAGGCGCGGTACACGCATTAACCGCATTAATATGAAGCCTAGGCCAATGAGAGGCGGAACACGGCTATGAAGTATAAAAATGCAACAACATCATATTGGGCAAAACGTGGATATAATACTAAGCCAATATTAGTCAAGCGTCTTAAAAAGTTTAAAATCTGGTAAATGGCATGTTTCAAACCCTTGGACGCCTGGAGAACACCAACCGGGCAAATAGTATTCTATGATAGCCCGGGAACTAAATATCAAC